AAAATATAGGCGATATACTAGTTAAAGGCAAGTCAGAGCCTGTAAAAATATTTAGTGTATAAAAATATTTTTAAAAATCACATGGAAAGACTTACAAGTTATTCATATAGTTGATGTCTAGTTTTCAAAATATTTTCAAATAGTATATACATACGTCTCGTATCATAAATACTATTTAAATTTTACTATGCAAATGACAACCAAAAAATATTTCTTGACATCAAACCCCAAGTTTGGTATAATATGGAAATATTTAAGTAATAATATAAATCAAAATAAGGGTGTACGCACCCCATCACATACAGGACACTAAAATGGATTCGGAAATGACTATAATGTGGAACGCAATACTATCTCTAATAGTCGCGCCCTTAACAATAGTAATAATAGCACAAGTACGAGAAATAAGACGTATAGACATATTATTAAACCGAACTCGAGAAGAACTTGGCAAAGAATACGTTACTCGAACAGAGGTTGACAACGTTATGGACAGAGTAATGGAAGCAATTAGTAAACTTTCCCAAAAAGTTGATCGCTTATTTGAAGAGCGTAATAATTAGGAGAAATTAAATGTCAACTACACTTACTGCCGCAACAATGACTGTAACAGTCACAGAAGCTATATCGTTGAACGGCAAAGATCAAGGAGCGACCAATTCCTTTACAATAGCTAGTATAAATGAGGTCTTTAAACAAATCGTAACGGCTACTACAACTGCAACCACTTTTCTTAAGTTTGGTACTGCAGCTTCAGCTGGAACACTAATTAGAGCAGATGTTTCTTATTTAAGAATCACTAATCTAGATGACACTAACTTTGTTACTCTTGGATTACAAGACGATAGTTCGGATACAGCATATATTAAAATTGAAAAAGGACAAAGTGTTATAATCGGAGGAGCTGATGAAGGTCCTCAAGTCGAGATTCACACCTCAGGTGGTGCATTTTCAGGCTGGTCAAACGTAGATAGTTTAACCTTAGATGCTGATAGTGCTTCATGTGATGTAGAAATCTTCGCAGCAATGACTTAGGAGAGTTAAATGGTAGAATATGAAACCAAAATAGCAGTACCTAAATCAGATCCAGTATCTGATGGGGACTCTATAATAATTAATACAGCACCCGAAATCGAAGAAAGACGAGGAAAGTTTAGAATTCGAAAAGGTGGTAAGTTGTTAAAATTTGATACAAAAGAAGCAGCAGAAAAAGCTCTTAAAGAGTAAATAATGCCTATTCGAAAGGTAAAAGGCGGATGGAAAATAGATAATACTTCTGGCATATCCAAAACTAAAAAAGCTGCGAAGCGAAGACTTCGTGCGATTAAGTTCCGTCAATTAAATAAAGCCAGAAAAGGACGCCTACGAAGCGTTAGGAGAAAAAGATGATTTTTAGATTAAAAGCAGCTCAAGCCGCTTGCGGAACATCAGTAGGAGCCGCTTCTACTTTTGCAGCATCAGAGTTTGTAAGATTAATTAATTCAGGAACTACAGTTAGACTAGTAACTGTTGCTAATGCAGCAGACACTACACTAGGGACATTATCCCTAGCAGGTGGTGAAACTATTGTACTGAAAAAAGATCAAACCGACCAAATATTTGCTGCTCATGCAGAAGTATTAGGGGTTGGTGTGATAATTGAATATTAAAGCTATATTAGCTTAAGGTTTTGGAGAGTATTATGCCTAAAGGAACTGGAACTTATGGTAAAAGGCGAGGACGACCTAAGAAAAGAGGTAAGAAACGTGGCAAGAAAAAAAGCTAAAAACGGGAAATTAAAAAGAGCGGGTGTGTCTGGTTACAATAAACCAAAACGCACACCCCGACACCGAACAAAATCCCATGTAGTTGTAGCCAAAGTCGGAAAGAAAACAAAAACTATTCGATTCGGACAACAAGGTGTTAGAGGAGCAGGTAAAAAGCCTAAAACTGCTGCTCAAAAGAAGCGTAGAAGGTCATTTAAAGCAAGACACGCAAAGAATATAGCTAAAGGCAAAATGTCTGCAGCATATTGGGCAAATAAAGTAAAATGGTAGATAAAATGGATAGATTATCTAAAGCAGAGTGGTTACAGTTTATCGCAGATAACTGTGTTACTACGTTAAGAAAATTACAAAATAAAGAGAATTCACTTTCCGAAGAAGAGTGGGCATTAGCTGATCTTTGTGGCGGGTATATACATGCGTATAACCTTCTCAAAGATAATCATTTAATTGATCCCCTTACTCTAATGGAAGAAAGTAGAACTATTCACTAATGCTTGAAATAAGCAGAAAGGATGTTACTGCATCAAATCTTATGGATTATGATGCTGAAACTAGGTACCTAAAACTACCCGTTGCAGGATACTTAGAACTACTTGATATAGATCCTATCCCCTCGCAAACTGCGTTAATCAATGCAGTTAATAACCCTAAATATAGATTTGTTTGTGCTGCTTTATCCAGACGACAAGGCAAAACCTATATATCAAATGTAATCGGTCAGTTAATGGCTCTTATTCCAAATACTAATATATTATTAATGTCGCCTAACTACTCATTATCACAAATTTCTTTTGATTTACAGAGAAACCTTATAAAACATTTTGATTTAGAGGTTACAAGAGATAATGCAAAAGAACGAATTATTGAACTATCTAACGGATCAACTGTAAGAATGGGTTCAATTAACCAAGTAGATTCCTGTGTTGGTAGATCATATGACTTAATAATTTTTGACGAGGCAGCACTCGTTGATGGCAGAGATGCTTTTAATGTAGCACTAAGACCCACACTAGACAAACAAAATAGCAAGGCTATTTTTATTTCTACACCTAGAGGAAGAAATAATTGGTTTTCAGACTTCTACAATAGAGGTTATAATGATGAATACCCAGAATGGATATCAATTAGAGCAAGCTATCACGAAAACCCAAGGCACGCAAAATCAGACATTACCGAAGCTAGGAAAGCGATGTCCGAAGCCGAATTTAATCAAGAATACCTAGCCGACTTTAACGTTTACGAAGGACAAGTATGGAATTTTAATCATGAAAGATGTGTATCGGACTTATCAGAAATTGACACTAGCAAAATGGACCTTTTTGCAGGTCTTGATGTCGGGTATAAAGATCCTACAGCGTTTTGCGTCTTGGCTTATGATTGGGACGCTGAGAAGTATTATCTCGTGGACGAATATCTTGATTCAGAGCGTACCACCGAACAACATGCCATCGAAATAAGGAAGTTAGTAGAAAAGTGGGATATCGACTGGATCTATATCGATTCAGCGGCTCAACAAACTAGATATGATTTTGCACAGAATTATGATATATCAACAATCAATGCAAAAAAATCGATCTTGGACGGCATAGGTCACGTAGCGGGAATAGTAGATAATGAGAAACTAATTGTAGATCAAAGAAGTGAAGAAGCTTTAAAGGCATTAGACCAATACCAGTGGGATCCAAACCCTAACTTAATGAGAGAAAAACCAAAGCATAACGAATTCAGTCACATGGCTGACGCTATTAGATATGCGCTTTACACATTCCAGGTAACTGCGACTACTTTTTAAATGACCATACCAAACAAAAAATATGTCTTGACAAAAAGGTTCATTTTTAGTATAATTATTTATAAGGCTGAATAATATGAATCTTAGGAGAGACCTGGTCAAATATGTAAGAGACAAAGCAAAGTCTAAGTATAGAAAAAGTACTGAATGTTACATTTGCGGTAGTAATAAAAACCTTGACTTTCATCATTTTTACAGTTTGACTGAATTACTAGAACGATGGATTAGAAAACACAATCTTAAGATTAAGTCGGCTGAAGAAATAATGCAGTTAAGAGACGAGTTTATTGAAGATCACCAAAAAGAACTTTTTGAGGACACAATAACACTTTGTCATACTCACCACTTAAAACTACATTCAATATACGGGAAAAAGCCCAAAATGATAACTGCAAAGAAGCAACCCCGTTGGGCACAGAAACAGAGAGATAAATATGGCTTGGTATGATAGACTACTAGGAAGAGAAGAAAAATTAAATCCAGCTCAACCCATGATTTCACGGGAAGAGGGTCTTGCGATATCTACTCGAGAAAATTCTACTAACTATAGAAACGCTTACGAACAACAAGAGGTTGTTAATCGAGGTGTAAACATGATAGTAGATGATGTTGCAGAAATACCTATAGACGTAGGAGGCAAAATAGCAGGAATTACCCCAGTAGTTAAAAATATTCGAAGATCAAAAGTTAATAATTTATTAAATGTACAGCCTAATCCTTTTCAAGACATTAGTTCTTTTAAAAGAAATCTTATAATTGATCTACTAATAGATGGAAACATATTTGTATATTTTGATGGTGAAGGACTATATCAATTACCAGCAGAAAATATAGAAATCGAAACACACGAAACTCAGTATGTTACTAAGTATCTTTATGACGGACAAATAGAGTATACTCCAAATGAAATTATACATATAAAAGAAAATTCTTTTAATTCAATTTACAGAGGAGTTCCAAGACTTAAACCAGCATGGAGAACTATGCAACTTTTAGGAA